GCAACCTTAAATCCCAACAGGGCGATGTCGGTTTCTAGGCTTGTGGTATCTACAGCGTCACTGGCAATGTCAGCACTCTTGACCTGACCGGCTGTGATGTCTTCGGAGCGGATTGTGGTTCTAGTCAACAGTAATCCCCTTTAATTCTTCTAAAGTCGTTGCTTGATCCGCCAACTTTGTTATATCTCTTAACCTTTGTTTTTCAGTAACAATGGCAGATTTATCAGCACTGGTTTCAACAGCCCTGATAAATAAAATATCCTGCTTCTTAAGCAAAGGCTGTCTTTCCCCGCGCAATCGTTCTTTGGTGATCTCCCGCGCCTTCTCAAAATTGATAACAATCATTCTTGGTACTCCCATGCGTCGCGGAAAGTTCTGTCAGATGGAATGTCTGAGTCCTCTACGATCTTGAAGGGTTTGCCATCAGGCACATCCTTAGCCGCAAGTTCTTCCATTGTTCCCGACCAGTTTGGAGATGGGATGACAACGGCAACACCTGTATCTGTTGGGTAAATTATTCTCATGCCAAATCTCCAAAAACTAATACGCTTGTTTCGCCGTAATTAGTTAATATTTCCGTTGAAGCCTCTCTCGTATAAACCCTAAAACTAGCCGCTGCAAGAGTGGCAATAGAAACAACGCCTTTTGAAGAAGCGCATACACTACCAACGGCCACATAGTCTCCGCTACTCATGTTCGCTGTAAAATTAGGGGTATAATCTCCAGTTCCATTGTCGGTTACGGAACTAAAGTTGAAATCTTCTGAAATTGATCCGGTTGACCCATTAAAATTAACCCACGCTTTCGCAACCCTCTTTTTTACATTGTCTGCTTCCGTTGCAGACGTTGACAGTTTTGCTACTGTTACGCTTCCGTCAGTAACTCCCGCCGCCGCCCAAGACTGATCTCCACGGAGGAATACGCTTGAGTCTGCCGTACCTGTTCCTAAACGTGCAGTACCTAAAGTTCCTGTAGAGATATTCGATGCGTCAGTCGTGTCAGTCGTGGCTGATGTAGCAAGACCGCTGATCTTTGATGTCGCTATTGCCGCTGATGCGTTGATGTCAGAGTTAGTTATGTCCAGTGATAACTTGCTCTGAGCGATTGCCGCTGACGTACTGATGTGGTCGTTGGTGACTGAACCCTCGGCTGGCGTAATCGTCGTGCCGATGTCGTTGATGCCGATGACTTCGAGTTTGTCGGTCGAGATAAGGGCCGATGTCAGGGTCAGGGTTGTGCCGGATACGCTGTAGGCATCTTCGTGCTGTTTGACGCCGTTAATCGTGACGATAAGGGATTGCTCGTTGGGAGCCGTCCATGTCAGCGTATGGGTCGCACTGGTCGAGCCAGTGACATCAAAACGCCTGATGTCGGACGCTTTACGAGTAGTGTTACCCATATAAGGCATTAGGTGATCTCCAATACACTGATGAAGCACTCAAGGTCAGAGGCCGCTGAAGCGGTTACCGTCAGTTTGTCCGAGGCTTCCAAGTTAATTGGTTTATCAAGAACCAAAGTCGAATCCGCCGGGACAGGGAGCGTCTTACCAACGTGGTAATACGCCGTTCCAGAGTTATCGTAGACCTCAATCGTTGCGTCCACGCTCGATGTGCCGTCCACATTGGACAGGTACACCGCGTGGATTACTGCTTCCGTTGCGGCGGGACAGGTATAGACATCCGTTCTTGATGTCGCTATCGCGGCCCCGGCGTTTTTAAATGCGTTTGCCATCTTTTAATTAGCCTCCTAATGCAAGGGCCATTGCGGCGCTGTTGTCTGTCGCCGTGATTTGAAGTTGTTCATTACCGCCTGAGTTAAGCGTGGCAATGGTTACGTTGTTACCCGCCGCTACCTTTGCTGACAAGTAGCCGGGGGTAGTGTCTGATGCAGAGTTACCTACCAAAACATCAGTGTCGCCAGCAAGCGCCGCCCATGCGGTTCCGTTGTAGTACTTGAGTACAGTGTTTGTCTCGTCATACCAAAGGTCGCCCGCGCTAGGCGAACCGGGTGCGCTTGCGGATATGGTGTACTCGTTTGCGTAACGGTTAACGTCAGCAATCGAGGAGGCGACTGTGTTTACATTGGTGATTGAGCCAGCCGTGGTGTTGACGTTGGCTATTGATCCCGCCGTGGTGTTCACATTTGCGACATTCGTCGCCACGGTTCCAACATTGTCGGTTGGCGAAATCGCACCCGCCACAACGCCGATGTCGGTAGCATCTCCTGCGACTGATGTCACGTCACTTGAGATTCCCGCCACTGTGGTCACATTGGCACTGATTCCAGATACAGTGGAGACATCACTGCTGATGCCGCTGACCGTGTTGATGTGACCTTGTTCAGTCGTGGTTGGAGTGGTTCTCAGCCAAGTGGTCGTCCCCAAGTCGTAGACCATCATCACGTTGTTGGTCGTATTGAAATACAGGTCGCCGTCGTCCAATCCTGTCGTTGGATCGGTTGCTGACGCGCCGTGGTACTGCCCTTGGAAGGTCGCTAGATCGGCGGCGGCTGACGAAGCCGATGATGCCGCCGCAGTCGCAGATGAGGACGCATTGCTCTCGCTGGTCGAGGCATTGCTCTCACTGGTTGCCGCCGCACTTGCACTGGCACTTGCCGCACTGGCTGATGTCGAACTTGCAGAAGCACTGGTTGCAGATGCGTCAGCGTTGTATTTCGCTGAGTAACTACTTCCATCCACCGTCCCTGTGGCTTGCATCGCCCAGTCTTTGGCAGAACCAGCCGCTACCGTGGTTCCAATTGCGTACTCTTTTGCACTGTATTCTGCGGTATCGACATATGCGCCAGTGGTCGTGGCCCATTCTTTAGCCGCGCCTTTGGATGACGTGGAAGTAATTCCAGTACCCCCGACTGACCACGCTTTTGCTGAGTGGTCAGAAGTGGCTCCCGATACCCCGCCGTCTGTTTTCTGGGCGTAGTCTTTCGCTGAACCACCAGTCGAAGCCTGTGTGCCTTGGGCATATTCCTTTGCAGAAAATTCAGAACCCGTTACTGCCGCGCTGGTTTTTGTGGCGTAATCTTTTGCAGATGTCGCTGTCGTGCCGATTGCGTATTCTTTGGCGGAGTACTCTGCCGTATCAACGTAGCCACCAGTCGTAGTAGCCCACTCCTTCGCCGCGCCTTTACCCGAACTTGTCGTTACCCCAGTGCCACCGATTGCATAGGCTTTTGAACTGTAGTCTGTGGAATCGACTATGCCGTCAGTCTTACGCGCCCAATCTCTGGCTTCGCTGACGTTGACCATCAACTCCCACTTTGCCGCAGACAGGTCTGTCGCCCAAGTTCCAGAGGTGTGCGCCACAATACATACATAGAGGTTGTCTGTGCTGGCTCCCGCCGCTCCGTCTACTACTACGTCACGAAGTGCGTATGCAGTAGAAGTGGCCCAAGTCCCTTCCCAGTTACCCACTCCAGTCTGGAGTTCAAGGTCGCCAGAAGTATCAAAGCCTAATGCTTTGCCAGCCCGGTTCGTGGCGTTCTCGGTGATCTGCCAATCGGTCTGGGGTGTGCCTTCGTTGGGTAGTTTGAGCGCACGTTTGATATTGGTTTCGCCCGAGTCCCATGCCGTGACGAGCGCATCGAAATCAGACTTAACAACGTCGCCTCTCGCGAGGGTTCCCTTGGTATAGGAACCTTGCCTAGTGTAATAATCGTTAGCCATTAACGGCGTATCCTCCGTGGACTGTAATGCACCGTCACACCTTGCAGGATGTGAGGCTGTTCATATGTTGCTTCAGACAAGATCAGCATCCCCATGTTGGTTCCGATTCCATCTAAGTTTTCTTCTGAAGTGGAAATGATTTGTCCTGTCCAGTTGAAGTCATCCCAGTTGTCGATGTTCCAATAGCCACCACTTCCATCGATACTTAGATTCCTGCTTCTTGCCGCAGGAACATCGGGGTCTGAGTAGGAATAGTCAGGTTGGAACTGAAGTGAAATGCTTGAATCGCCAGATAACTCAAACTGAATCTTTCTGAATCGTTTGTCTCTGGTTGGGGAGTCGTAGTGATAGTAGGAAAACCGCAACATCGCCTCGACAGTAGAGCCATCAAAGGATGTGCCTTTGTCCATTTGGTAGACGTATCCGTCATCAGACCCAAAGAAAAGGATTTCATCTCCTACTGAGTCTTCAGAGGAGCAAACCGTGTAGACCACTTTGCCAAGATCGACACGAATAAATCCTGCGATCTTGTTTCCAGAGAACGTGGCATATATTCCAGTGCCATCATTAAAAAACAATCGGTATTGGCCTTTCGCCCTAACCCGGACTGACGATATTGATAGACCTTTCTTGTCGGAAATGATCGGGCGAATCTTTTTGCTGATGGAGTTCATTGCAAAGTCGCCGTAGGCATTTACCGCTGAAAGCGTGGTCACGCCTCGATCATCCAGAAACATGGTTTCCGTTAGGTTCTGGATCGTGTACTCCCCTGCCCCAGAATCGTTGGAAAATGTTTTTAGATTCCAGTCAGCAGAACTTGTTCCATAAAGAACGTAGATGCGGTTGCGGTTAAATACCGCCATTGCATCTCCGGGCTGAACCTGTAGCCCCGTTATTTCCCCGCCAGTCCCAATCTCAGATGCCCCGGTTACTACGCTCCACCCATAAGGATCACCAATCGATGAGTGTTGTAACGAGCCTTTCTGGAATGCTAGGAAAAGGTGTTTCTTATGCGCCGCAAGATGTCGCGGTGTATCGACGGACATACCAGTGAACAATGGCACTGCGTAGGTTCCATCCCATTCAAACGCCGTGTTGAATCCATCAACCCAGTACATCCGGTTGGTTGTGGTGGAACCGCCGAAGTTGTAGTTGACGAATTCGTACCGACCACCGGGAACAAGGGAAACTGTTTGCAAGGTGGATGTAGCATCAGACCGTGGTGACCCAGAGACTTGAAGGGCGTCACCAGACTGAAAAGTTCCAGTTACTCCCGTAAGGACATAAACCCCCTCGGCATTTGAAGTTCCAAATGCTCCCGTTCTTACTGCTTCCCGCCTGACTACGCCTGTCGCCCCAGAGATAGTTCCGGTAATAGTGTCTCCCTCAGTGACAGAAGTAACGCCATTGTTGAACTTGATGTATTGACCCAGATCGACAGCCGTCCATCCTGATGTGGACGACTTGTACATCTTGCACTCAGTTGCCCCCGCGTTGTCACGGAACGCATATGTCGAGCCGTTATAGACCCAAACCCCCCTCATCGGGCCAGAGCCGGGAACCGTTCCAATCTTGGATCGCGCCCTCTCTATAGAGGCTTGAGAATAAGTTGAATCAAGAGCGTCCGTAGTTGCGCCCAGAGCGTTTTCAGCCGTTTTAACGACTGCCACGGTGGATGCGCTGACTTGGATGTTTTCGCCTACGGTAAAAGTACCTGTCAGCAAGGCAACGGCCATGTAGCCAACAGCATCTCCACCCGCGTATGAGCCGCTTTCGACTACCGCATCTGCGATAAGTTCTGCTGTGGCCCCAGATGTCGCGCCAGTAATAACATCGGTATCTACTGAAGCCGTTGATCCGGTTTCAAACTCAAGAATCCAGTAAAGGCTTTCCGATGGTTTCGTTCTTCCGTCAAATCGTTCAAACCCATCAATGCGCCTGTAACCGCCTTCTGGATACACCTCGTAGTTCTTTCCATAAAGAAGGCTACCGGGAGGCTGTGACAGGGCCGGATCAGTGAGTATCTCTCCCCCCATAAAAGGGAAGTACTTGATCCGCATTGACGATGCAGGAAAACCACTCCTTTGAATAATGTCGTTATAGATATTGGACATTAAACTGCCTGAATAACTTGGCTTACATCCACGTTCCCAAAACGACGTTCACGCTGTCCCGGCAACGATTGCGATTCCAGTTTTTCAAGAAGGTCTTGATACTCAGCAGATGAGGAAATCAGAATCTCTGGCGCTTCTTCGCGCTCCGCCCACATCGTTTTCGCTCTAGCCACAATAATTCTGTGGTACTGCGACGGGATTGCCGACTCATCCGTGTTTGCTGACATACGAGTCGGAGTGCGCCAATAATCCGCGGTAATTGTGTAGGTTTTGTCTGGTGGCGGATCAACAATGAGGTTGTTGTCTGGCTTGATCACAATGTAGTTAGGGGTCGTGTTTGTTGCGGTTCCCTGACGCAAATCATCGCGCCAATCTACATATGGCAAGGGGGTAAGATTTACGGCGTCATCAGTCGTGTAATCCAAAAAGAACGACCGCATATCCCAGTTTCCAAAATCCGTTGGCTTCGCAGTGGCGGGCGCTCGGGTTCCTGCGGACAAGGTGGAAGAATATTGAGACCACAGATAATCCCAGTCGTGCCATAGCGTTTGGATTTGGAAATCCGCTTCCGCAACGAAATCCACAATAACCTTTAACTGGCCTTCCTGACCTACTACGGTAGATGGCCCAGTACCGGATACTCCGACTTCCTGTCTAACTGTTTGACAGAGTTCTAGAAATGTCATTCTTTAAATTCCAGTGATAGTCGATAGCATCGACTACTTTGCGTGGGTCTAACAGTGCGGTACATATTGAGCCGCCTGTCTCTTCGTGTCGGTTGCACGATGAAAATCCGTAATGCATCTTGTGACAGGGATAGCAATCTACATCTGACGCAACAGCAGTCGTGTTAACCCAGTGTTTTGTTAGGTTCTATTCCGATGAGTGGCTCAACATGACCACTTTCGCTACGTCTTCTGAACTCACCGCATTCAAGACCCCCGTTTCCGGGCCAACCACTAAATCGGCAGTTTGAGCAAAGGCGAGGGACTGTCTGATTGACCAATTTCCGCTTCTGCAAAACACTCTTGGCTCTTTTTCCCAACCTATCTCAAGTATCTTGCATAGTTCTTCACCTACCAAAACGAATCTCGCCATTGGCTCATTCACCAAGTAGTGCGCGATAACCGAATCCGTGTACGGATAGGCTTTGTGAATTGACGATCCCGACAGAGCCACGACGATGACGTAATGCCCCGCGCCAAGACGCATATTGCGTCGTTGTTCCGCAACCCATTTTCTTTCTGTAGAACTTGGGTAAAATTTTGTTTTAAATATGTGCGGAACTTTCGCCTTGCTGTGAAGTGCTTCAGAGTAGTTCTTGTTTAATTTCTTGTGACGCTCTTCTTTGTCACCGTTGTACAAAGGGTGATTCGGCAAAAGCAATAACCCCCGCTCGATAATGCAACTAAGATTTATGACGCTAGGGAAAATCCTACGAAGTCGTTTCCAGTAAGGCCCAAGTTCCTCGTTAGGAACCTGATCCGTGGCTTGGATCAGGAGTTCATCGACATTCGGGTCGTTTTTTAGAATCTCGTAACCATTTTCAGTTACGTTGACGCAAACCTTTTTCCCCTGCGCTCGTAAAAGAGGAAAGATTGAACTTATTTGAAGTAGGTCACCAAAACCGCCGTACCTAATTAAGCAGACGGTATTTTCCCGCTTACCCCCTAGTTCTTCGTTGCTTATGTCTTGCCATTTTTTTTTAGGGAGGTGGGTAACCTTCATCAATTCACACGGGCCGCTGGATCAGTTATAAGGTATCGCCTCGACCCGATGTTTAAATACACGTTGCTCCCGTACCCGGCTCCGGGCATGGAAAATCTATAGGTATGCCGATTTCCATTTGTGCGCCCCATGCTTCTTCCAGTATCAATTACATTGCCTTCGGCATCGGTAATCGTCACACTAGCGGAATCAAAAGAACTAGGAGTCAGAATGACAAGGTTCCCATCTGACTCGGATACTGGCTTCCAGACAATTCCTGCTTGCTCGGGCGATGCAACAGAAGCCGTTTCAGTAGATGAAGTTGTTGATTCATCTTCTATCTTTACACAGGCGTGTTTCGCGGAATCCCATTGATAACCCGGAGTGGCGTTACACTTTTCTATCTTTTGTGCGTCGGTCATTTCAGGGGTTTCTTTTTCGATCATGCCAAGTTCAGCCATTTTGTCGTATAAATCCTGAACTGCTGGATGAGTGTGTTGAGGCTCAAGCCCGATTAGGCTCATTAGTCCCGTTATTAACCCATACCCCGGCGCGGCCTGTCTGAGGCCCGGATTCGCATTAACCTGATCTGTGTAGGATTTGTTTAGCGCATCTATAGCCGACTGATGCTTGCCTAGAAAGTTCTCAATCTGTCCAATCTGCTGTCTTTGGCTAAGTTGTGGACTCCGAAGCCCTAACTTAGAAAAGAATCCGGTATCGGTATAGTTTTTCCGGTTGATGTGATCAAGGAACCCCTGAATCTCCAGCACTTTTGTTTCTTCGGTTGCGTCTTCATCATCAAGGGCGGAGTAAAACTGCTTTTGATCATATCTACTGATCAGGTTTGGATTGGCTTCAAGTTCCGTTTCGACATTAGTAGGCCCAACTGGAACTGAGTCAGGTGTTACCGCAGAGTTCAGAGCCTGACGCTCCTTTGCTTCCATCATGGAGTCAATTTGCGACATGGTTCTTGCACGTTGCTGTTGATCCATCGTTGCGTCAAGTTGAGACATAGTCCTTGCGCGTTCTTGTTGCTCCATCATGGCATCAATGTCATCCATTTGCGCCGTTCTTTGAGGCCCATAGCCAACCGTGACGTTTTGCCCTAACTGTTGTGTCGAGAGTGACATTTGATGTTGAGGCCCAAACTCCATCGGACTGAAGTGAGTATTAGGGCTATCCCAAGCATCGACGCTGAGGTCTTGCATAGCAATACTTTGACCGGCGTAATCTTCGATGGGGCTATCGTAGTACCCGTAATCGACATCAATATCTACGTCCTGAATGCCATAGCCAATACCGGGATTATTTGTTGGGTCTGTATCTGGGTGAGAGCCTGTCGGAGAACCTAGCCCACGGCTTCTGCCGGGAGATGAATCCCATCCGCGCATAGCATCCCGGTTAGCATCTGCTTCTGCGGAAGAACTATGGTCGGTGCTTGCGCCAAATCCTCCTTGAGAATCTAGTTGCCCACTAGAGCCTTCTATCCCAGTACTGACTCCGGGGTTGTTGGCATCTGCGGGGTTTCCCCCACCTTGGTTTCCGCTTCCATGCCCCGACCCCATACCGGAGCCTTGGCCTCCTCCCGGTGCGCCATGTTCTGCATCAGGCATGACTTACGCCTTGTTCATTACCTTCCGAACCGTTGTCGGCCACGTCCATGACATATAGACAGAGCCATTCATCGGTTGCGGATAGACCACGCCAGATTCCCATTCATCGCCTTCGACATGGTGAGCCTCTTTCGGCTGATCCCAGCCCATGCGACAAGAGATAGATGAATCGCTTGTTTCGGCTTTCGATTCAAAGCCAACTTTGTATTTGATTTTGTCCATGTTTTTCCTAAAAGAAAAAAGGGGGGCTAATGCCCCCCTTCTCTCGTTGCGGTTAACGCTTTGGGTCTAACGTAGTCCCTTGCGGGGCTTTGCTAGAAGTACCGACTCCCATCGGGCGCTGGTTCTTGCCAGTGGAGGCAAGACCCAGTTCCTTTAGGGAAGAGGTGATCTTCTGCTGATCCGAAAGACCTGACTTTACGCCTACTCCTTGAGTTGACTGTGCCATAACGTACCCCCTAAGCCGCCGAATCCCACATAATTACGCGGGCTTCAGATGCAGTAGAGTGAACGAGGCCAGCGCCTCCCAAGTAGTACCAAGCGATGCCACGGCTTCGACCGAAGTCGGTCGGAATTTTTCCTCGAATTTCTTCGGGGATAGCAACCGCTTCAGCAACCGTATCGGAGCCAAAGAAAATTGCCCAGTCCGACTTGGCATTCGTCCATGTGCTAGCGGCAGTACCCATACCAGCGGCGGCTCCGCCCTTGGCACGATAGGTCTGCTCGACAAAACGGACTCCCTCATAACGACCAGTTTCACCATTGCGGATCATCTGGAACCCGGATTCGACGTACTGATTTATCGACTCCAAGTCGTTTTTGAGAGCGCGGAACGTGGTAGGCCACGCGAGGCAGAAATAGTCATCGCCTTCGTAGGAAGGAATATTACGCTCCTTAGCCAAATCTACGATTGCTTTGACGTGATCCTTACCAAGAGCGACATTGTTCGTCAGCGTGGCAGTGCCGTTTGTGGTCAGAGTGACCGCATCGGTTGCCGTACCCGCAGTCGGAACAACACGCAAAGGTGTGGTGTCGATCTGGTCTGCAACCAAACCGTCAAGCACCTGTGCCGCGTCGATCTTGAGGACTTTGTGGATGATTTCCTTCACAGGATGCTCAGACAAATCATCCAGTTTGGAGGTGAAAGGAATGCTGTTCCCATATTCCGTTACGGACATGGTTCCCTGCGTGATTGTGAAATTCGTTTCAGCAATCGCAGTGCCTTCGGTAAGTGCCGCACCTCCGGTAGCAACAGTGGAGTACACGTTCCAGTGGAAAGTGTCGCCCTTGTTAAGACCTTGGTGTGACGCATCTTTAACATCTGCGAACTGACGGAATTTAACAATCGGACGCAAAGACATACGCAATTCCTTGGAGAGATTAAGGGAGTACATATACCCACCGAGGGTATTGGTTCCCCAAACTTGTCCAGCCATTGTTTATGTACCTTTGGTCAAAAGTTAAAAGAAGAGATCAGGCGGGTTGATTCCTGCCCTGTCTCATTTCCGAGATGATGTCGGAGTAGGTCAGTTCCACCTCGTCTTCGCCAATAGAGGCTCTGACGTTTTTGGGAGTGACTTCCTCCATGTCCTGCTTTCTTTCTTGACGAACTTCTTCAACAGGGTTTCCGCCCATTTTCTCCTCATCTTGTTTTATCCACTCGCGGGCAAATTCGCCGCACTCATGCATAATGTCCCAAGGATCGCGGGTAGGATTTTCTTGATAAAGTTCAGCAGAACGTCGGTCAGCGACAGCAAGACGATAACTGTCTTCAGCAATGTCGGGAAATTCCGTTTGGAACATATCGACGGCTTGCTTTCGACGGAGTTCATATCCGCGTTCTCTGGCCTGTTTCTCCTCTTCCCGCATCTCTGCCTTAGTCCGCTCAATGATGCTATTAACATCAACTTGCGGAGACTGAGATTCGTTAGCGCGAATCTTTTTTAACAAAGAACTTGCTTTAGATTCATCGCCTTGAAAGAGGGCATCGTGGTATTGCTCGTAAAGAGCATCAGTCGCGTCCGAAGATGGCGATTGTTCATTGCCAGCGTCCGAAGATGGCTGGCGGGTTTGCGCTTCTAGGTCTGACCTATAAGCGTTCAGTCTGGCCTCATACTGCTCCAACTCTCGTTGGCGCTCTGCGGCCTCTTGAAGTCTTTTGTCTGCGGAGGAGTTTTTCTGGTACTGCGCGAGAACTTCATCCCACTCCACGTCAACAGCCTCGCCGTTGACTTTAGCGGTTGCGTACCAAGACTCCCCTTTTTTGACTAATGGAACACTTGCACCAAGCAACTGTTCATCAAATACTTCTTCTTCCTCCGAAAAGGTTCCTTCTGTTTCGTGATCTTCGTGAACCTTCTCAGCAATTCTTTCGATTTCTGATTGTTGTCTGGTAAGACTTTCTTCTTCTTGAACTTCCGAGTCCACGTCCTTTTGGATAGCGTCCATGCTTACTCCTGTAACTCACTAAGAGTTTCATCTGCGTGTTTTGCTTGGTTAATAGCCTCATCAAGCCATGACATGACTATCTGCGGCAACCTAGCGCGAAATTGAAGTTCCCTGATGGCATCCTCGTCGCACGGTTCTACATTTATCCACGCTTCAAAGGCTTCTTCTTTTGCCTTGAGCGCTCGGCCTGCAATGAATCGTCCAACAGGAGACTTCAAAAATTCTTTTGTCTGGGAGCCAAGTCGAGACTCCGCAATCAACAACTCAGTTTCATCCATTTGTTATTCTTATCCTTCTGCGCCGGGAACTTTTCCGTACTGATCGTTCATCAGAACGTCAGACATTTGTTTTCCGTCGTCATTCCCCGGGGAAACACCAATAGAGGCATCTTCTTCAAGTAGCATTTTGTGAACCAACGCTTCTTTCTGGAGAATCAACTCGCCCCTTGCAATGTCATTCTTTTCTGCCTTGATTCGGGCCTCGATCATTCCAAGTTGCTGTTTCATGTAGTCAGCGTTTTCTCTGGCGTCGGTAGCAATCTGGGTGGACATGATGTCGCCCATCGCCTTCTCTTTTGCGGCCTGAACATCGGACTGACCTTTGATCTGAGCAGATAGGATTCTGGCCTCGGCATCAATCTGCTTCGCCGCGCCCTGATCCATCAGTTGCTGTACGGCTCCGGTAAGTTCTTCAATCTGACCAGAGATCATGTCAATGCGCGTCTGCTCTTCCTCGGCAACGAATCGTTTGCCGTCCTTGTAACCAAGAGCGCCAAATACTTCTTTGGTTATTTCACCTTGGTTAAGGAAGTTGATCAGGTCGGGATTGATTTCCCCCATTGTCCTGATCCCCAAAAGAAGCCTTTCGATCTTCTTAACTGGGTCAGTAGCGCCTGTGCCTACATTCACGCCAACAGTCATTTCATGGCGCAAAAGATCATCCATTTCTGGCCCGGTAAATCTCTGATAAAAACCGGGTTCTTCCTTGTTTTCTTGCTCTGCGCGGTTGGTTGCGACTTGCAGAACTACCTCATCTGTTTCGTAGTACTGCTCTAACCGAACCAGTTGCATAATGACTGGCTCAATCCACGTCTCAGCAAATGTCCTGATCATGTACTCGATCATTGAGTTCGCATTAGACGAGAGCATTTCCATGCCGCCGACCGTCTCATTCATCATGCGGTTGGTCTGCACAGTTCCCTGAGAGAAGTTTCCTGCGATGTCGTCAAAATCGACATTAAGTCGATCCTGCTCTTCGTAACTCGACGCCGTCACATCCGGGGTGTTAACCACCTGAACGTCGCTGATGGGGTCATCCATCATCACCGAGCCGCCCGGAACGCTTCGCTTCAAAGCATGAATGTCGATGTTTGAACTGCGCCGAATGTGGTATCTCTTATTGAGTACCAGTTGAACATTGTCAGAACGCTGGTTCGCAATGTCGTTAGCGGCGGTCTGAAGGTCTTGCGCCAGTTCGACCAAAGAAGTGGGGTAAGTTCTGTGCGCCTCTATGACGCTTCCACCCATCACATAGGGCCGCTCCCCTTCTCTTAAATGCGGATAAACCTCCTGCAACGGCTTTGGATCAGTGAGCATATGCTGAGTTCCAGCCGTGTAAAAAATCCAGTCCTTGCCGTTTCTTCTAACGATATTTTTGTGGATAAAGATCGTCTGGTACTCGGAAATACTCTCCTTCCGATCAACAAGCGGGTCTTGCCGCTTTCCCTGTCGGGTCTGTCGCGTCGAGTCAAACTCCGGCTGTTTCGTAGACTCCAGAAGTTCTCCAAGTTTCAGGCGCTTCCATTTTGGCTCCCCTGTTTTTGGATCAATGGCATCCATCTTTTCCAAAACATCTTGGAGATACATTGGAATGATCTCGATAACGTAGGGGGAGGTTCCAATTGGGTCTAACCAATCCGCCGCGGGATCGATTCTGAAATTTTCTGAAGCAATGAGGCGGACATATGGGCAGTCTTTTACAACCCTTTTTTCTTCAATCTCATCGACAACCTCATTACCATCTTCATCAATTACGGGATTACCGTTGGGATCAACAACCGGGCGTTTGGTCTTGATCTTTTCTTCTTTGTATTCCCAGTACTGGTGAGACACCACGGAACCAAATACCAATGCCTCTTGATAAGCGGCGACCAGAGTCTGGAACCACGGAACAGTTTTTGTCAGACGGTACTGAAGCAAGTGCTTCAGGATCGTGGCGGATGCTCTCTGTTCTGGATCGGAATCATTTTGCGGATAAACAGAAACAACATCTTCAGTCGCAAAAAAAGCCGCGGTCACCGCGGCTTCGTTAGTTCTAATTGATGACCGTGTCTTTGGTCTGAATAGTCGAGACCTGTGCTGGTATTGAGAAGAGTGATATTTGGAGCCAGTCGGATGTTTCGACTGAAACAAAGATATGTTTCTATCCCACTGTCGGCGGAAGTTTGCATCCAGATAAGAGGTAGACGTGATGTATGCCTCTCTTGCTAACTTGATCCACGGGGACTTTTCCTCCTCTAGGTTGATCGGGACATCTTTATCCATCGAACTTAGCCTCGCCAGTTATATCCCGTTCCAAGTTAGCCATTTCGCTGACGTTCATCCTCCCGCGGCTTACTTTGGCGCGTTCCAATAACTCTCCTGCCCAGCGCATGATGTTTTTAAATTCAGGATCGATTTCGTTCACCCTGATCCACATTCCATATTTCATGGATAGCGCTTCGTTCCATATCGCAAGCATGGAGTAGTCATTAGACGGCCCCACCGCCCATGCGTGGCCCGGGTAGTGTTTCTCCAACGTCTCTGCCACGTTTTTTACGAGACTGATCATCGTAGCCTCTTCCATCATGTTGCCCTTGTGGGCATCAATAAGAACCTTCATGTTATCCGGCGAAAATAGCCAAGATGATCACTGCGAGTACGATGATGGCTACCGCCTTTGGTTTTTCTTTGCAAATCTGAACAATTTTTTCTTTCATTTTTTCGGCCCGTATGGTCTGCGTGGATTCTCAAATAACTTTCTTCTAGGAAAGTCGTAGGCGAGGATTGGTTGCTCTGGCCCTTCCGTCTTGTCGCACAGTTCTTTCCAACTGTATTTGCGCGTTCTTACTTTTTTCTTAATGGTTGCCATTAGTGAATAGTGTGTTTTTCGTCGTGCAACACAATTACTGTTTCCCGTACAAGTTGACAGATAAGCGCACTAAGCGCGTGTGTGATCATTAGTTGCCCAATTTCATCTGGATTGCCTTCGATAAAGTTAGACAAAAAATCTACCGCCAGTTCTTCAGGAGTTCGCTCAGTATCCATATCAATACGCCGGGACGGCCTCCGGTTCTAAATCATCTTGGTATAACAACTGCGGCGGAGATGCTTCAATGTCATAGATGCGAGACATCGCATCCAACATATCCACATGGACTGCCGGGAAGAGGTTGTATTCGTTGTCAATCATTCTTTGGACAACGTCGTACAGCCTCCCGTTCTCATCCTTTTGCCTAATAGGGCGAACAATGAGTGATCCATCGCCTTGCTCAAACGCCTTTTTCTGATTTGACGTTAGAGAGTCTGATGACGGGGCCAGAAAGAAGCGCCAGTTCTCAAAGTCGGGCTGTAATCTTTGGACTCGATCCCGTTTAGAACCCGGCCCTTCTCTCGGCCACGCCAATTCTTCGATGGGAAAATAGTTGTTTTCTATTTTCATCATCTCTTTGAAATGCTCGATATCGGAGTCTTTTCCGTATCGCTCATAACCCACCTTGACGGTCTGCACACCAGTCTGGCGAAGCCACTTTTGTCGAAACTTGCTAAGAACTTGCCAGCGCTCTGCGAGATTCAATCGATGACACAGCCCGTCTAACAGGTACTTATTGAATGCGTGATCGATTCCGATAATCGCTATTGCTGTTCTATCGGAAGAACTCTTCTTTGAATGAGCCGGGTCGCAAAGAATGTAAACATTCATTACGCGAGGTCTGATCTCAATACGTCTAAGCCACTCTGGATCAAAGACTTGATCGGAACCCGCAATAGGGTTCTGTAGCATCTGGCAGGCCAGAACGTACTGGCCCATTGATGATTTCTTTTTGTCCCACTCTTCATCAGAGAGCAGGATCGGAGTTCCATCCGGGGTTCCGCTTTTTGTCGCTGGATAGATGCGGGCTTCTGTCCCACGATCTATCAGTTCCCGGTAGGTGTCTGCGTAGTGATACCTTGTTCCGATGTACCACTCTCTGTTCGCGCCGCCGGAAAGGTTTTGAGACAGGTCTAGCGATTCTGTTGTTTTGGCGATCTGGTCTGGAGTGTTGACCGAGTCGCGTGTTACCACGTCGTCGTAAATACGAAGGTCGTAGTGACGCGAGATAGGTTGCCCATCCACTAAACCCCATGCTTCAACCGTGGCCTCTTTCGGATTGGACTTACGTTTAACAATAATCCCAGCGTCTTCACCCCACTGTGGTGATTCTTGTCTAGGGTTTGCGTAACAGACATCAGGAAACAAATCCCGAAGAAAGTCGTTAACCTCAAACTCGCGCTTGATTTGTTTTAGAAAGCCTTTAGCGATAGGACGGGTGTGAGAAAAGATTCCTATCGTGATATTGGGATTTCTCAGAATCTCCTGAATTGTTCCCGCGTAAGTAATGATTGTTGATTTGTAATGCCCTCGCGCCCAGAGGTCGAGCATTCCATCAGGACTGGCTTCAACCTCTCTGCAACGGTCATAGAGCCACGGATGGACTGCATCCTTCCTGTTCAAGACAACGACCAAAAGAAACCAACGATCTATCTTTGCCAGTTCAGCAATCAGCGTTGGGTCGTAATGCTTGGTAAGAAGATTTTTGTAAAAGGTTCCGGCTTCTTCTAAGGTAGCCGTGGGTAGGTAACTCTTGGCTTTATCAATGAATTCTTCAGTATTTATTGCGTCAACCCGTGTAGGTCACGCCATTCCCAACTACCCACCTTCGGCCCAGTTTGTTTTTTAGCGGGGGCGGCTTTTTTATTTGGGTCAAGTCCATGCGCCCTATTGATCTCCTTGGCATGGGCGTAATTACCCGCCGTATTTTTCCGTTGCATATCTGCGACATAACCATCGTAATACCTATCCAGATTCGGGCCTTCGTTATCCCGTATAGACTTCCCTGCCATCGAGCCTGTATGCCCCGGCCCTTGCAAGTAGGTTGCCTGTTCATGCCATTGTTGTCTGCTCACAATCGGCACAGAACTCTGTTTTGGTTTTGGTTTTGGTTTTGGTTTTGGCTTGGGCGGCGGAGGCGGCGGAGGCGGCGGAGGCGGCGGAGGCGGCGGAGGCGGCGGACTTGGCTGTGGCGCGGGCTGTGGGCTTGGCTCCGGTGCTGGTGGCGGCGGGCTTGGCTGTGGCGGATTGAACGGCAACGTCTGATCATTCACAGGCGTTGTTTCAACCGCGGGCGCAGGAGCAGGCTCAGGTTGAGCAAACCGATCCCAATAAGACCAATCAATGTTCAAGCCAGAAGGCACTTGAGTAACGTAATTGCTGACGCCTTCTGAGACGGCTACATTAGGATTGGGGAAAGCCTTGCCTGTTACTGGGTCATAAACGATTACCTGTGCCGTATTGGCTTGGGCCTGAGCATAGGCCGATGGGCCAGTTCCCACCATCCGCTGACCTTCTTCTACGGGATCAGTGGGCGCACCCGTATCTATGGTCGCCTCTACTGCCGCGGCGGCTTGGTTCGCGGCTTGCTTACGCAGTTGCGCGTATCGTCTCAAAAAGTCTGCGGAGTACATTAGTATTCAATCTTCCGTAGGGTGTCTTTTCTTGCGGCCTCAATCTGATTGATCGCTCTTTCTGTTGAGTCCTCCATTTCACTCGCCGTTCTGACGTATTTCAGAGATGCCTGAATAAGTGGATCGGTTTTAGAGTCAAACGGTTTTTTTGGCTTTCCCTTGTAACCGACGTTTTTCCCTTTGGGCGAGACGTTAATTTTCATTTGATTGACCGATTTTTTGAACGCGACATAACTCTCAGATTTCCTCTTCGGTTATCCGTTGGTCGTCCGTTAGCGTGGTGAATATCTTTCCTGTCACCCTTCTTGACGAGGCCTGCCTTAGCCATAGTCCTGCGGGCCTTGTTTCTCGAACTTCTTTCGGCAATGGCTTTAGGAGAAGAATGGAATTTTTTATATTCCTTCTTGTAGTTCCTCGGCTTGCCGCCTCCAGTTTTGTATTCGCTGGGCTTTCTGGCCCTGATGAGTCCTGCCATAGTTAAAATCTAAATTCGTAAGTAGCCATTGCCCGGTTCTCGCTGTAACTAGCGCCAACCGAATGATTCCCAATCCGTTTCTTCGTGCCGATCTCGTAACTGTCTTCCGTTGCTTTCAAAGTAAGCGGAAGGTCGTATCTTGTAACCGCATAAAGGGTTGCCATTGCGACCCCGGCTACGACCATCTCCTTCTCGTATTTCTCGTACCACTTCTCTTTCTTCGTGGGCCTTTGTCCACAAAACTCTATGTTTCTGCCGTTGCCTGTTCCCACTGCGCCGTGTTTGCAAAGTAAGTCTCCCAATGCTCTTGCTGTTGCTGATTCCGAAACTGCGCTGTACTCATTCGCTACCACAGGTATGCCTAACTTCATTGCTTCTTTCAGCATATTCACGGCTAGTGTGGAGTCGGCAACAAAGTCACCGTGAAGGTGATCTCCAATCTGAAG